TGCCACTATGCGCTGGCGGGCCGTCATCGTCAGCCCTCGTCCGGGGCGGGCGCCGTAGCGCCCTTCACGGGCTTGGCAGGCTTCGCTGCCGGATCGGCGCCTTCGACGAGGTGGCGCGAGCCGTCGGCGCGCTCCACCCAGTGAGCCTCGGCGACGATGGTCAGGTCACCCTTACGGATGGCCTCGTCGTAGCGCTCGAGCGCGTGCCCACGGGTGGGCACGTCCATCTCGAACAGCGCGCCGCCAGTGCCGCGGACGAACACCGTCTCAGGCGCCGACATCAGCGCGGCACCTGGAAGGCTCGCACCGCCCCGGCGTACGAGGCGCCGAGGTCGATCTGGATGGTGCCGTCGTTCTGGATGAACCGCGCCGACTCCAGGCCGGCCACGGTCATGTCGCCGCTGGTGGCCTGCACCGTGATGGCGAGGTTGCCCTGACCGGAGCTGAGCGCCGGGGGCGAATCGCCAGCGAGGATGGTGGCCACACGGTCGGAACCGTTGGTGTTGGTGAACCGCAGGACGAGTTCCTCCAGCGGAAGGCCAGCCAGATCGATGACGTGGCCGTTGATGGGGTCGGCGGCGGTGCCGCCGTTGGTGGCGGCGCCCGTGCGGGACAGGGTGACGATGGGGACATTGGTACGTGCCATGAGTGTGCTCCTTGAAGCGTGAGAGGGGTTGTCGTGTGCGGGTAGGGTGCGCCGAGCGGGGCCACGGGTGTGCCGTGGCCCCGACTACAGCGAGGTCATCAGGTGATGGAGGCGATCACCGTGGCGATGGCTTCCGGACGGACGAGCTTGGCGCCGTAGACGTGGAGGCCCTTGATGGCGTCGGAGAACGCCGACTCGGGGCGGTACGTCTCGATGCTCGCGATCTGCTCGGCGAAGCTGATCGCGCTCGGGTGGCCGGCCATGACCGCGTAGTCGTCGCCGGTCACCAGCGGGGCGTTGTTCGACGCCATCACGTTGAAGCCGAGCGCACGGCCGATCTGGCCGTTGCGCAGGCCCTCGGAGGTGCCCGATGCGTCGACGCGGACGAACTTGTCCTCTTCGAGCAGCAGGCCCTCGTACCAGGGCGGCACGATGCAGAAGCGGCCCTCCATCGGGACGTTGGCCTCGTCGAGCTTCACCTTCAGCTTGCGCAGCTGGGTGTAGGCGAGGGCGCCGGTGGTCACCGACACGGTGCCGATCTGGTTGGCCGACTGGGCGCCGGTGTACAGGGCGGCGATGTACTGGTCGGCCACGTCGCGCAGGCCGTAGACGGCCTCCTGCAACGCACCTTCCAGCTCGCCACCGGTGGACTGCGCGGCGTCGATGTCGTCCAGCTCGAACGCGAAGTACTTCGACTGGTCGATGTACAGGGCGCGCTGGGCGTCGGTCAGCGTCTCGGCGGTCACCGTGGTGCTGTTCTTCGTGTAGGTGCCGATGGTCGGGCGACTGATGGAGCGGATGCGCACCGTGTCGCCCTGCTGGCGGATGTCGCCTTCGTAGTCGCGGTTGACGACCCCGGGCTGGCCGTAGACCAGCGCCTTCTTGAGGCTGACCAGCATCTTGGCTGACCACACCTCGGGGATGAAACTGATTGCCATAGTGGCGGTCCTTTCGGGGAGTTGAGGGGGGGGGTTACGACCCGTCGAGCAGCGACTTCAGGCGGCCATCTCGGTGGGCCTGGTCGATCTGCTCCGGGGTCATCGTCTTGAGCACCGCACGATCAGTGATCTGCGCGGGGCCGTTGCCGTCCTTGCGAGCACCCTGACCGGTATCCGTCGCCGCCGACCGCTTGGCCGGGGCGAGCTTCGTCACGAACTCACCGATGCGGGCCTTGTCCGGCTTGCCGTCGTCGCCCATGAACTTGCGGCGGTCGAGGTTCTCCAGCAGGGCGTCCACGTCGAGCGTGAAACCGGCGCTGGCAGCCTTGAACTCGGCATCGACGAGCGACGAGCCGACTTCGGCCATGACTTCGGCACGGGCCTTGGCAACCGCGTCCGCGATGGCCTTCTCCGTGTCCGTCATCTGCGCCGCCTGGAGCTTCTCCAGCTCCTTCTTGGCGGCCTCGTTGGCCTTAGCTCGGTCCTCGTGCTTGCGGGCCAGCGCCTTCCACTTCGCCACCTCGTCGGTCGTATCGGCCGTGCTGGTGGTCGTGGTGTCGGTTGCGCCGGTTGCAGCGTCGTCGGTGGTGGTCTGCGTGCCGGCGGAGCCCGTATCGGTGCCCGCGGTCGCGCTGGTGTCGGTGGTGGTCATTGTTGGTGCTCCTCACCCATGTCGGGTGGCTATTGCGCCCCATGCCGGGGCGAGAACTCACGCGGCCGCTGGGGCCACGGGTGCAGAATCGGCCGCATCGGCACGCTCCTGCTCGATGCGGTCGATCTGCTGCGGGCTGTACTGCAGAATCTCGCGCCACACCGTGCGGTGCGGCAGGCCAGCCGCCAGCGCCTTGCTGGCGGCGTCGTAGCGCTCGCCCAGCGTCGCCAGATCGGGGCGCAGCCACACGGTTTCCATGTCGGTCGGGGCGGTGTCGCCGGCGGCCTCGAACGTGAGCGCCATCACCTGCTCGAGCGGGCCGTCCGTCTCCGTGATGCGCGACCCGGCACGGAAGATCAGGCCCTCGCGCTGCGTCACCGCGCCCTCGGCGCTGCCACCCTCGTTCGGGTAGAGGTAATACAGCGGGGTGCGAGTACGGCCAGCGAGCTCGCGCACGTCGGCCTTGACGCTCTCGAGGATCGGCGTCAGGTCGAGGCCCGACGACTCCCACATCTGCGTCCCTGAATCGAGCAGCCAGAACGCTGCCGGGTCGCCGCTGAACATCTCGTCGTAGTCGATGGCCTGCCCGGTGGGGTCCTTCTCCGGAAACTTGCCGATGGCAGCGCGCTGGCGGAACGCCTGCAACATCGCAATCTGCATCCGGTGCAACACCAGCATGGCAATGCGCTGCAGGTCGTCGAGCACGTGCTCGAACTCGCCCATCGTGCGGCCGAACAGGTCGGCACGGTTCGGGAACCACACCACCGGCACGGCCACCGTGGGCAGTTCCTCTGGATCGCCTACCCACTCCCAGCCCTCGGCGTTGTAGAGCAGGTGCTTCACGTCCTTGCTGCGCTTGCGCGTGGCCTTGTGCAGCAGCGCCGGCCCGCCGTCGGGGTTCGGGAGGTACAGGTACGCCCGGTCGACGTTCTCCACGTCATCCCCGAACACCTTGAGCGCCGCCAGCACCCGCCGGCGGTCCACCGGGTCATGCTCGGTGATGGTCTGGCGCGGATCTTCGCAGGTGATGCGCGGGGCGTCGATGCGCTCGTCGACGGGGCCCACGATCATGTACGCCTCGGACAGCGCCCCCTTCGTGCGGAGCAACTGCGGCAGGCTGGTGTCGAGGTCGTTGGCCTGCCAGAACCCCCACGCCTTGGCGTCGGCGGTGTTGTCCCCGGTGGCGCCGGTGGAGAACCCGAGCACCTTCATGCGCTCGATCAGCGCCTCCACGATCATGTCGGCCCAGTTGACCCGGCTGATACGGCGCAACGTCTCGAACGGGTCGAGCTTGCTGTCGTAGCCGGCGAAGTTGCCCTCACGGGTCTGGCGCTTGCGGTTCGTCGGCCCAGGAGGCATCGGCGCATCGGACCGGTGGTACCGGTCGAGCAGGTTATACCGCTCCTGGCGGTTGCCGAGTTCAGTAATCAGGCGTGACAGCCAGGATTCGGGAGTCATCTCCATGCTGTCACCGCCTTTCTCATCGCAACCGGCGAGGGCCAGCCCCGACCAGCACTAGTTCCCGCGCCCCGACCGCCGCCCACACGCACGCCTGTAGGCCGCAGATGTCACCGTGAGATGCACGCCCCGACAGCAGCCAGCCCTCACCTGAGGTTTTCGACTCAGCGAGCCGCACCGCATCCGTGAGCGCCTGTCCGCCAAGGTGGACCAGGCCGTCGTGCATGACTTCGTTCTGCCACGCCGCGCACGCCTCGAACACCTGCGCCGGGGTCAACGGCTCCAACTCGACGCCCGCAGCTTCCAAGTCCTTCACCACGCCCGCCGTGGGTGACTTCGGGTCGTACAGGATCGGCTTGCCGGTGTCAGCGTTCGCGGCCAGGCACGATTCCACCAGCCACTTCGTCCCAGCACCCTGCCGGGCCACCTCGTACTGCAGCTTCCCGTCCTCGCGCCGGCCAACGAAGCCGAGCGCCGCCGCAACCTGATCCTGCCCCACGGCGAGGCCAGCACGACCACGGATGTCGGTCTGCGCTGCGCCCATGCGGGCCGACCAGTCTGCCTTCGATACCACCGTCCAGCCGTCCGTGTTGCGAGTCGGCCAGTTGAAGAAGAACCGTGCCGAATCCGTCCACGTCGTGTCCGGATCGCGCACATCGGCCACCAGGCGGGGGATGTCCACCCACCAGGAATCTCCGTAAGCCACCGCCAGCGCCTGCTCGAGCACCTCGTCGGGCGCTTTCAGGTCAACCGGCACCCCGCCGATCTCTCGGGGGGGCTTCCACCTCGTCGGCGTAGATGCCCAGCGCACCCTTACGCATGGCGTTGTAGGAGTCCTCAGCGACCGACTTGGCGCCGATCTCAAAGCTGTTCGTCGTCTCGAACGACGTGCCGTTGTTCTTCGCCACGTTCTTGCGCAACGTCTTGACCAGCTTCTTGCCGCCGTTGCTCTCAAACAGCAGGTGCGACTCGTCGATCAGCGCCGCAGTGAGCGGCTGCCCTTCGCGCGACCCTGCCGACGTGGTGACCGGCTCCAACTTGGCACCCGGCTTGGCTGGCATCAGACACCGGGTCAGGCCTGGGTCGATGCCGAGCGCATCGGACGCCTTGCCGTCGTTCTCGGTCAGGAAGTAGTACACCACCGACCACGTGTTGTCCGTCTGGCCCTCACTGACGGCACCGATCTGCACCCACGGGCGAGGATCACCTTTGGTGCCCCACGGACGGCCGACCGGCTGCCCGTGAGCATCCCACCCATCGAACCGAACGGGGCCGGCAAACTCACCGATGGCCCACGCTGCAGATCATGCGCGAGATGCGCGAGATCGACGACCGGCTGGGGCTCACGCCAAAGGGGTTGGCCGCATTGCGCTGGAAGATCATCGACGACACGCCGAAGGAAGAGACGGGCGCGCCGACGCCGGGCGCACCGAAGCGTGGCAAGCAGTACGGCCACCTGCGGAGCGCGTAGGTGCCGTGGCGCGGGCCTGAACATCCCGACGATTTCCCCTCGCTCGGTTGGGCGCTGCTCGACTGGTGGGCCGAATACCTGCCGTCGCCGCGCGACCCGCTGGAGCCGCTGCTCTTCACCGATGAGCAGGCGCTTCAACTGGTGGAGTGGTTTCGCATCGACCCGGTTGAAGGCCGGTTGGTGTACGACCGCGGGTATTCGCGCCGGTCGAAGGGCTGGGGCAAGTCGCCGGTTGAAGCGGCGAAGGCGATAGCGGAGTTGGCGGGGCCGGTTCGGTTCGCTGGCTGGGATGCTGACGGCGAGCCGGTCGGTATGCCGTGGGGGTTGCGTGGCACAGAGCGCCCGTGGGTGCAGATCGGTGCCACGTCCGAAGATCAGACCGACAACACGTGGGCGGTAGTTCACTACCTGCTCACCGAGAACGACGGCAAAGCAGCCGACTCGCTGGGCATCGACGCCGGCTTGACGCGCTGCTACCTGCGCTCAATGCCCGGGGCGAAGCTGGAGCCGGTCACGGCCGCGGCAGGCTCCCGGGAGGGTGCCCGCCCGACGTACGCGGTGCTTGATGAGACGCACCTGTGGACGCCAAGCAATGGCGGCGTGAACCTTGCAGCAGTCTTGCGCCGCGGTGTCGCGAAGACGGGCGGCAGGTCATACGAGACCACAAACAGCTTCACCATCGGCGGCAGGTCTGTCGCTGAGTCGTCCTACGACGCGGTGCGTAAGGGCACGCCCGGCATCTTCACAGACGAAGTGGAAGCACCCCGCGAGATCAACGGGGTGCAGGTCAACGAGAAAGCCCCCGACGACGTGCTGTTGGCCGCTCTGGCGGTGGCTTACGGGAAGTCGTGGTGGGCGGACACGGCGCGCCTGGTGCGTGACATGCGTGACCCGTCGAACAAGTGGGAAGACTCGGCCAGGTTCTTCCTCAACTGGAATCAGCGTTCCGGCGAGGGCTGGACGGTGGTTTCCAAAGCCGACTGGAGTGCCCGCCAGGGTGCCGCCCAAGCCGACATTCGGGGCCGTGCCGGTCTCGCTGTTGGTCGCGATCAGCTCACTGCGGCGCTCGGTTTCGTCGGCCGGCGTGAAGATGTCCGGTTGCAGTACGAGGTCGCCCGGCAGGGTGCCGGTACGAGGTGGCTGGTAGAGGCGTGCAAGGCCGCAAACGCCGACACTGGCGCTGCGGTGCTGTATGACCCGAAATCGCCTACCGCGGGCGTTGTGGCCGATCTGGAGGCCGCGGGGGTTGAGCTCGAGCCGGTCACTCACGCCCAGTTCGTGGCGGCGTGCGCGGCGTGGCAGAACGAAGTAGCCCACGACGGCATGGTGCATCTCGGTGATGCCGGGCTGACCGACTCCGTGCGGCTTGCTGAGCCTCGCAAGGTTGGCGAAGCGTGGGTGGTGTCCGCTCGGCAGTCTGCCGGCGACATCTGTGCTCTTGAGGCGTGTCTGCTGGCTTCTGTCGGCGCTCGCGAAGTGGTGTTGGTTGGTGCCGGTCCGCGGCGCATTCGATGAGAGGCGGTGAGCGTTGATGATGGAAGCGTTCACGCCCCAGCAGTGGCATTCTCGGCTGATCGTCGAGTTGGGTGAGCGGCAGTCCCGCTATGACCTGCTCGACCGCTACATACGTTCCGATGCCCCGATGCCTCCCGGGCCGTCGAACCGCAAGCGCCAGGCGCGGCAAGGGAACTTTTCCGGCTACGACCGCGATGCGGACCCGTTTGAGACGCTGCGGCGCATCTCGCGCGTGAACTGGGCCGACATGATCGTGGAAGCGCTGATCGAACGGATGCGCGTGCTGGGGTTCTCCACCGGCTCCGGTGGTGACGTGGCGACCGACGCCGCGGCGTGGGGGTTCTGGCAGGCCAACGACCTGGACACGATGTTGCCGCAACTGTTGCGCACGAAGGGCGCGCTCAGTGAGGCGTACATGATCGTCGGCCCCGTTGACGAGACGATCAACGCGCCGCGCATCACGTGCGAAGACCCGCGTCAGACGATCACCGAGCATGACCCGGTGGACCGTCGCCGCGTGCTGGCCGCGTTGAAGGCGTTCGGTGATGACGTTGAAGGCGTCGACCGTTCGTACCTGTACCTCCCGAACCCTGGTGGGCCTGCCCTGCTCTACAAGGCGACCCGCAAGCGCGAGCAGGGCGTGAAGCACCTGCTCTATACGGCCGACAAGTGGGAATGGGAAGACCCCGAAGAACTCGCGACGGTCGACGTGCCGGTGGTGTGGTTCCCGAACCGTGCCGACCTGTACGGGCGCACGATGGGCGAATACGAGCACGTGATCGACGACTTGAACCGGATCGCGCTGCTCGTCCTGAACCGTATGCAGATCACTCTGCTACAGGCGTTCCGTCAGCGCGCCGCGATTGGCAAGTTCCCCGAGAAGACGCCGGACGGCAAGGAAATCGACTACGACGAGATGTTCAGCGGCGACCCGGCAGCGTTCTGGCTGTTGGAATCCGGCACTCAACTGTGGGAGTCGGCAGGCATCGACCTGACGCCCATCCTTGAATCGGTGAAGGCTGACGTTCGCGAGCTCGCCGGCCGCACCCGCACCCCGCTGTACTACCTCTACCCGAACGAAGGCGGCTCGGCTGAGGGTGCGGCGACGCAACGCGAGGGCTTGATCTTCCGTGCCGGTTCGCGCATCACCGAGACAGACGGCCCGCTCGAGCACGTCATGGCGCTCGCATTCGAGGCAGCAGGGCAGGAAGCGCCCACCGACATGGAAACGGTATGGCTGCGCCCCGACCTCGCCACCTTGAGCGAGCGCTACGACGCCGCATCGAAGGCGCTGGCCGCAGGTCTGCCGCATCGCACCGTGTGGCGCGAAATCCTGCAATACAGCCCGCAGCAGATCGACCGGATTGAGGCAGAACGGGCAGCAATGCCCGCGCCCGTCTGAGTTTCCCGCCCCGGCATGGGGCACCAAACCACCCGACATGGGAGGGGCACAGCACATGACCACCACCGACCAGTCGACCGACGCGCCCGACATGGGCCAGCAGGCCGACGACGCACCTACCCCGCCCGCAACCGACGCGCCCGACACGGCCGCAGAAGTCGCGAAGTGGAAGGCGCTGGCACGCAAGCACGAAGAGCAGGCGAAGGCGAACAACGCCGCCGTCAAGGAGCTGGAAAAGCTCAAGGCGGCAGCCATGACCGAGACCGAGCAGGCCATCGCGAAGGCGAAGGCAGACGCACGGGCCGAGGCTCTGGCTGAGGCAAGTTCGTCGCTCGTCGACGCCGAGTTCAAGGTGGCCGCGGCCGGGCTTTCGCTCGACGTGGGCGCACTGCTCGACGGGCTCGACCGTGCCAAGTTCCTCAACGAGGACGGCAAGCCCGACGCCACCCGCATTGGTGAGTGGGTCACGAAGCTCGCTCCGAAGTCGGACGCGAAGCGAACGGCGACAGATACAGGCCAGGGCACCCGCCCGGCCGGCAACGGCGTGGCTCAGATCAAGAGCCGGGCCGAACTCCAGACGATGACCCCCGAGCAGATCGACAAGGCGCACCGCGAGGGACGCCTTGTCGACCTACTCGCAGGGTCGTAACCCCCCAACCCGAAAGGAGCCATTCACATGGCTATCTCGTTCATCCCCGAGGTGTGGTCGGCCAAGATGCTGGTCAGCCTCAAGAAGGCACTGGTCTACGGCCAGCCCGGCGTCGTCAACCGCGACTACGAAGGCGAAATCAGCGGCCAGGGCGACACCGTTCGCATCCGCTCGATCAGCCGCCCGACCATCGGCACCTACACCAAGAACAGCACGACCATCACCCCCGAGACGCTGACCGACGCTCAGCGCGCCCTGTACATCGACCAGTCGAAGTACTTCGCGTTCGAGCTCGACGACATCGACGCCGCCCAGTCGACCGGTGGCGAGCTGGAAGGCGCGTTGCAGGAGGCCGTCTACGGTCTGCGCGACGTGGCCGACCAGTACGTGGCAGCTCTCTACACCGGCGCACAGTCGGCCAACCAGATCGGCACTGTGTCGGTCACCACGGGCGCTCTGGCGTACACGCAGCTCCGCAAGCTGAAGGTCAAGCTGGACGAGGCGAACGTGCCCCAGGAAGGCCGCTGGGCCATCGTGCCGCCGTGGTACGAGGGCCTGCTGCTCGAGGAGGACAAGTTCGTGCGCGTCGACGCGTCCGGCACCTCCGAGGGCCTGCGTAACGGCATGATCGGCCGTGCGGTCGGCTTCAACGTGATGGCGTCGAACAACGCCCCGCTCGTCACGGGCGACGACTACGCCGTCATGGCCGGCCACCCGTCCGCGATCAGCTTCGCTGAGCAGATCGCGAGCATCGAGACGTACCGCCCCGAGAGCGCGTTCGCTGACGCCATCAAGGGCCTGCACGTCTACGGCGCAAAGCTGGTCCGCCCCGAGGCCATCGCCACCGTCATCGCGTCGATCACCTGACGCCCCCGCCTGGAGCCGGGCCGCATTCGTGCGGTCCGGCTCTTTGGCACGCCCCCTCACATCTCACCCCTTCCTCTCACGCTTCAAGGAGCACACTCATGGCACGTACCGATGTCCCCATCGTCACCCTGTCCCGCACCGGCGCTGCGACCGACGCAGGCACCACCGCGGACCCCACCAACGACCACGTGGTCGATCTCGGCGGCGTTCCGCTGGAAGAGATCGTATTCCGGTTCACGAACACCAACGGCTCGGACCGTGTTGCCACCATCGTGGCCGGCGACACCCCCCCGGCGCTGTCGGCAGGCCAGGGCAACCTGGACATCACCGTCCCCGCCACCACCGGCGACATGACCGTTGCCGGCCTGGAGTCGGCCCGGTTCCTCCAGTCGGATGGCACCGTGCTGATCGACCTCGCGGCTTCGTACGCGGGCGCGGTGCGCGCCTTCCGGGTGCCGCGATGACCGACACAGTGTTCGTCCGCGGCGCGGGTGGAGCACTGTTCGAGATGGACGTGCCGACTGGCGGGCACGCGCTGGAGCGCTACGAAGAGGCCATCCGCAAGGGTGATCTGTCCATCGTCGCCGCGGCCTATTGGGTCACGGCTGAGGATGGCGTGCGTCACCTGGTGGAGGGCGTCGAACCGAAGGCCAAGCCCGCCAAGGGCAAGGCTGAGGTTGAGGCTGAGCCCGAACTGGCTGAGGGCTGAGCGATGACGGCCCGCCAGCGCATAGTGGCC